ATCGGCAGATATTATTTTCACTTTGCCATCTATTTTAATTGATTATTTACAGGAGAATAAATATGGGTAAATTCATAACATTTGAAGGTGGAGAAGGGTCGGGTAAAACATCTCATTTAATCTCACTCGCCAAATATCTGCGGGACAGGGATTATACAGTTCGAACAACTCATGACCCCGGCGACACGCCGATTGGCATCGCCCTGCGACCACTGTTGCTCGATAAAAAGTATGGGATATCCAAAGAGGCCGAGTTTTTATTATATCTCGCCGCCAGAGCCGAGTTGGTTGACAAGATAATCAATCAAAATTTAAGGCACGTTGATTTTGTGCTCTGCGACCGATTTTTCGACTCGACAACGGTATATCAGGGACTCCTGCGGGGATGGAATAAACATAATATTGGAGATGATGAAACTGGCAGTGATGAAGATATGACATCCTTTATGCATCGGTATTTCTCGCAAAACCTTATTCCGGACCACACCTTTTTATTTGACGTCAATCCAGTATTGGGATTAAATCGGTCAAAAGGATTTGATAAAAACGAATCCCGATGGGAAGAGGAAGGCTTAACCACTCATACAAAAATCAATAATGCCTTTTATTCATTGGCAGTCGATGACCCACGATTTATTATAATCGATGCCAATATCGAAATGGCAGATGTCTTTAATGAACTCGTTAAGCAATTTAAAATCAAGGTATTAGGGGAGGAATATAATGAAGTGTGTTAAAAAAGGTATTGGCAAAGTCAAACGGGTTGATGATAAACTCGCCGCAATGTTAGTCGATTCTGGCCATTCCTATTGTCGCAAATGGGAGTGGAAGGAGCAGGAAGGCAAACCATACAAAGGTAAAAAAGATGAGTGATTATGAAGAACTGGCCGGAGGGATAAAATCTACTGGCAAAAAAAGAACCTTTGAGACCGGTGCACATCGGGACTCCAATACTAAAATTCACAAAGGCCGGATGGATTTGGTTCCGGCTGTTGCTGTCCGCCGCTTTGCTATGTTCTGTTCCGATTTTGTGGATGTCCCGAAAAAGATGAAAGTTCCGGAAAAAATGCAACCGAATTTTGACGAATGGAATACTCGCCACGTCACCTATTTTTATAATATCGCCCTGCAGTCCATGTATTTATGGTTGGAAGGGGAACGTAATGAAGTGGACGGGGATACCTATAAAATTGACCATCTATCAAATGCTCTTTGGCACGTCCAACAAATTATGCATATCTCCGAAGGTGAACCGATTTGGTTCCCAATGATGCCGGATGGGTTTATTTGGTCCGGAGAACGATATGATATGATATCGCCGATGTTTTTGAAACGGGTATCCGTTCATTATCAATTAGGTGGCATAAATTATGGTGACCGCAACTGGGAGAAAGGGATGCCGATAATGGTTACTTGGGATTCGGCGACCCGCCATCTCACAGATTGGTTGAGAAAAGAGCCAACCGAAGACCACCTGGCCGCTTTTGGTTGGAATGTTATGTCGACAATGCATACAATTGAAATGGTCAATCGGGATATATTACCAAAAGAATTAAACGATATTCCGGCCACATATCGCAATATAAAACGAAGAAAAAGCTAAAGTTTTGTTGACAAAGGCCGATAACAGTTATAGAATGAGAAGAAAACGTCAACAAACCAACGGGAGATACATATAATGGATTTCAAAAACGACAATTTTCAGGATTTATATTCTAAACAATACGATGATAAAACTGCCTGTCGCATCATGGCCGTTTTAGACGACCTTTTTAAAGAGGTTAAAACGACCAAATGTGCCGGTGGATGTGGCCGTGAATTAAATTTTGACCATTGCCGCCTGTATGACCACGAAGGGGGATGGGGGATTATCGGTTCCATTCCGAAGCAATGGGTGTCGGTTGTATGTGAATGTGGATATCACACCTCATTGGATAAACTGGGTGTATCACGATAAATAAGGAGAGGTAAATATTATGTTTTTAACGGTAGAAATCAAATGTTGCAGAGCTTGTAAAAATGTCGGCCACTCCGGTGGCTTTACAAAAGGTGGAGCAAGGGCAATTTGCGGACATTCCGATTCCTGCAAAGATGTCCGCACAACCAAAGCCGAATTCAATGCCGAATATCCCATGTATGCAGTGGATTATAAAAAAGAAAATTGGAGTTATCATTGGTATAATCGCATTGTTGACCCCGACCAAATACCGGACTGGTGTCCGCTAAAACACGGCAGTGCATATTAAAGGAGAATTGATTATGCAATTTGAAAAAACTCGCCTTGAAAGAGAATTTCTTTTCCGAAAGAAATTTGTCCGTGCCGCTTTAAAAACTATATTTGCCAAACTCCGCAAGGATAATTTGATATGCCGTATGAATTATCTTTGTTGTATGGGCTGTGCATCTTACGACCTTAGTGAGAAAGTTGATAATAAAAATGCCGATGGTGCCGTATATTTTCATCAGCAGGATAACGATAATTTTAACGAGACTGGCCGGTTGCACCTTCGATATTTTACTCGCACCGATTCGGGGGATTGTAAAGCACTGGCCGAAAAGGTTGTCACCGCCTTAAAAGCCGCAAAATTGCCGGTTGAATGGGACGGAGACCCAACAAGAACCATATTAATAGAGGTGTAAATTATGAAAACCAGTCTTCATTACACAATACCTGAAGAAGTAATGCATATTTTGGCAATGCTTGAAGGAGATGGCCATAAGGCATTTATAGTCGGGGGAGCAGTTCGTGATGAGATGATGGGAATTGAGCCCAAGGATTACGATATCGCCACGTCCGCAATGCCGGACGAAATCATCCAGACTTTTGCATCCGATTACGCCTTAAAGGATATCGATGCCGCCTCATATCATATCGTCCAAGTAAACGGATATGAGGTCGCCACCTTCCGCCGAGATATTTATGAAAACGGGGAGACGGTTGGCACCGTTCCGGTTGATTCAATTGAGGCCGACCTTGCAAGACGGGATCTAACCATAAATGCTATGGCCATCAGTCGCCACGGAGAATTAATTGACCCATATAATGGACGGTCTGATTTAGCTTGTGGCACGATTCGGTTTGTAAATGACCCAACTGACCGGATTTTGGAAGACCCTTGCAGGATTATCCGTGCCGCACGGTTCGCCGCACTGATAGATGGCTATTTCTCGCCCATGACGCTCGATGCTTTAAAACAAAACATATCATTAGTACAGGAAGTGCCATCTGAACGGATTCGAGCCGAAATTCTCAAAACGATGAGATATAATAAGGCCAGTATATTTTTTAATTCCCTGCATATGATTGGTGCTTTGGAGAAAATCCTGCCATCCCTCAATATGTTATGGGGTTTAAACGGAGGTCCATATCACGGGGAGACGGTTTTTACCCATAGCATGATGACCGGAGATTTTGTCGGGATAACTTTTCCAGAACGGTCTTTAGCAAACCCGATGTTTCGGTTGGTTGCTTATTTGCACGATGTCGGTAAATCGGTGCCCAATTATGTGGACGGGGTAATACACTTTTATCACCATCCAGAAATTGGTGCCGAAATGGTCGAGAGGGATTTGAGACATTTAAAATTTACCAACAATGAAATCAAATATGCCACGAACCTCATTGGAGTCCATATGAGAGGTGGCACAAAAATGTCGCCAAAGACCACTCGAAAATTGCTCAAAAAATTTGCAGAGACCAACGTGGATTGGGAAGATTGGTTGGCTTTAAAGGTTGCTGACCGAGCATCCAATACCGCACGGGAACCTTATAGCTCAAAGCAGGTCATCAAATTGAGACGAAAATTTGAGCACGAATTAAATCCAGAGCCGAGAGATATATCCGGTCTGGTGCGGACATGTTTCGAGCATAAGGATTTGGCTATGTCCGGCACCAAAATTCAGGAATTGCTTCATATTGGACCATCTCAATTGGTCGGGGTAATATTGCAATATTTATTAGATATGGTAATCAATGACCCATCATTAAATACGCCGGAGCAACTGGAGAAACTTTTGATTGGGCAAAAATAACAAACGTGAGGTGACAATTATGACGAAAGAAGTTACAATATACCGAGATAAAGGATATCAACTAAAATTAAATGAGACCGAATATGAAAATGATAATGTGGTAATGACGGTTGAAGTTGAAGAGATGGGAGTTGTATCCGAACAGGTTTTATTCCTTACACCAGAAGAAATCGTGGCTATGGGATACAAATTCATCGCCGCCGCAAAGATATTCAAAGGAACGATAATTGATATTAAAGCCTAAGCCACCTAATATAGTTCCCAAAAAGAGCCAGACCAGGTTTTATAATTTTATTATATATAAAATTATCCCTATGGTATTGAGGGAATTTCGTGCATTGGACGGGCAAGATAAATATTTTTGGGACAAACCCGGATTCGAATATTGGTATAAATACCGCATTAAATTATATTGGGAGAGAGGCCATTATGTTAAAATTATAATTTGTTGTATAATTTCACTATATCAAAAGGAGATAAAATAAAATGATTTTTAAAACTATCGCAGACAAAATCAATCAGTTAATCACTTTTCTATGGGCCGGCACGAAGGAATTTTATGCGCTCGCCAATTTCACGCCGCAAAAACAGGTTATCGCCGGTCTATGTTTCCTGACAGTTTGTGTATTTTGGACGGCATGGCCGGGTGCTATTTGGCTTTTGGCCTTGGCACCGGTTGCATTTATCCAGAATATGTTTTTCACGCTTGTATCTCGAAGCCGAAATTCGCAGGATACCGATTACCATCGATATTGTGCATGGGGGAGCAACGGGGTCTGGTTCGTTTGTCAGGTAATGATTGTCAAAAATATTTGGTCTGCAATAATGGCAGGTCAATGGTGGTATGCTATTATGGCCGGTATTGTTTACTCTCTGGCCACGACAGAGGGGTCAGTTTTGATGATGAAACGCCTCATTGCCACAGAGAAAGGCAAACGCCGAGTCGGTGCATCCGATAAATTGGAAGGGATGGAAGCCCGAATTAAAGTCCTTGAAAATATGATATCCCTTGGGGCAAAATTTAAGCCGCCAAAAGAGCCGCCTGCAATGCCAGTCGTTGATGCCATTTCTAAAGATTCAATTAAGACTCCGAAGCGTCCATCACGCTTTGATGAAAATATGGAGAAACATATCGATACGGTGTAAAATTATGGCTATTGTGATTGAAATAATACTTGATAGATGCAGTCAATGTGAATATTGCATCTTTGATTATGACCCTCCTGAAGTATCGGAAGGGGATGAGGGAAAATTTTGGGGCAAATATGCCTGCACCTATCGTGACCCGAAATTTTTACCAAAGGCCGAGACTGAAATACCGGATGACTGCCCAAGAAATGAGGATAGAATATGAGTTACGTTAAAAGATTACAGGCAAAGGGATTGATATCTGCACCGCCGCAGGTCTATAAACAGCTCCACTATGAGGTAATCATGGGGTCGTTTGCTTACGGTGTCAGCTCTGATATGTCGGACACCGATGTTTACGGTTTCTGTGTACCGGCAAAACCCGTGGTCTTCCCACATCTGAATCCAGATTTTATTTATGGCTTTGACCCAGTGCCGAAAAATTTCGAGCAATGGCAGGAGCATCACATTATTGATGAGACCTATAAACCGGCCAGAGAATTTGATTGCACAGTTTTTAATATCGTCAAATTTTTTAAACTTTGCCACGATGGGAATCCGAATATGATTGATTGCCTCTTTGTGCCACGCCGGTGCATCACCCATATAACGCAGATGGGTGAACTGGTTCGCGAGAATCGGCATCTTTTTCTCTCGAAGAAATGTTGGCATACCTTTAAAGGTTATGCATATTCGCAGCTCCAAAAAATGAACCATAAACAGCCGGAAGGCAAACGCAAAGCCATCATTGAAAAATTTGGATATGATGTTAAATTTGGTTACCATCTCGTCCGGCTAATTAATGAAATCCAATATATAATGTCAACCGGAGACCTGGATATTGAGGCAAGCAGGGAGCAATTAAAGGATATCCGCAAGGGAAACTGGTCGCAAGCAAAAGTGGTCGAGTATTTTGAATGGAAGGAAAAGTGTCTCGAAGAATTATATAATGATACTAAAGAAATTCCCTATAAGCCCCGGACGGAAGAAATCAGGGACCTTTTATTCAAATGCCTTGAGATGCACTTTACCTCAATCAGGGATGTCCGGCCAGAGGACGATAAAGTTTTGTCAAAATCCATGTTTTCTGATATAATGGATGTAATTAATAAATATGAGGGGAGGATTTAAAATGTTTACAACGGTATTTTTATTTGTCATTTATGCCGTTATTGCCATAATGATAACTTTAGGGGTCTCATTTTTAATCGTTGAAACCCTTGATAATCCCAAAAATCATCGGGTATTGCAGAGCCTTTGGAATACTGGATATATGGGGCATACAATTTTTATCTTATCTTACGTTTGCATCACCGGAATCGGTGAATTATTTATAAATTTTTTATCTTAAAGGAGACTGAAACATGAAAATCGGTAAGAAAACATTTGAAATCATGAAAAACTTCACGGCCATCAACAATTCCCTGTGGGTAAATGAGCCCACGTGCCTGAAGACCCTGTCAATCGCCGAAAATATCATCGGCATATACGACACGGAAGAGACCTTCCCCGAATTTCAGTTGTATAATTCGGTGCCGTTTATGTCCATGATTAACCTTTATGATGTCGAAAATGTCGACTTCGAATTTGGTGAAAATTCGGTGATTTTGAAAACAACCGGCAGTCGGACGACCATCGTTTATGATGACCCCGATATCATTCCCAAACTTGGCAATCTCAAAGAGTCATCGGTATATAAGGCATTTGGTGATTTCGATGCCACGATTGAATTGTCATCCATTCAAATTGACCAAATTCAAAAGTCGGCGAGTATTTTGGGGATGCCGGATATGACGATCAAATTGAAAGACAGCAAGGGACTCATTATCATATCCGATGATGAAAATCCCGACAGCAACCATATGAAAACGGCCATCAAAGGAGAGGGAGATTGTGATATCTCAATGATGGTAAAAAACCTCCAGATTGTGCCCGGTGATTATATTGTATCAATCTCAAATGGTAAATTGGCAAAGTTCCATCATAAGACCATAACGCCGCTGTTTTACATTGTCGCCGCCAAACAGGGATAAAAATGAGCAGTCCAGATGGGCAAATAAATAAAAATACGATGGCAACTTTGGTCTTGGCCGCATTTTTCTGTGCCTTTGTCATCGTATTTATCATCAACCTCCATAGCAATCAAAAGGAAATCACTCGTTTAACGAAGCGGGTAATTATAGCCGAAAATCAACTGACCGAGCAAAAGTTCCAGTTTGTCATCTTTAAAAAATTGACCAGTGATGAATTTGAGTCGACTTGGAGAAGTATCGGATACCTGAACGGGAATTTTAAGGCACTTGGCCTTGGATACCATTTGGAAGACAAAGATTTTGTGCCGCCCGATGAGGTGGAACGCATTCTGAAATATGATGAGGTTTTTTAAATGATAACGATGGAACACCGAATAGTCCTGACGGAGAAATGCAATAGGAAGTGCCCTCATTGTTTTAATACCGAGCAACGCAAAGCCGCCAAGCATATGGATATCGATAAATTGGAGAGGTTTTACATCGTCAATCAAAACTGGTTGAAAGATGCTCATTTTAAAATAATGGGAGGTGAGCCCACGGTTCATCCCGAATTTATTCGTCTCGCCGAACTGGGGATATTAATTTTCGGCAAAACGTCTCTTTTTACCAACGGGACAAAGTTGGATATCATCCGGCATCCTGATATTCTCGCCGCCCACTGGGATGACAGATTTGATTTTATTATAAACGGTTTTACCTTTGATTTTGATGAATGGGGCCGGCACTCGAAATATTTTAATAAAGTCCTGTTGCATTTTGTCATTCCGTTTAATAAAAATGAAACTCAAAAACTTATTGAAAAAGTTTTTCATTGCTCGACCATCCCACAGGCAACAATTATCCTGTCCGGTGACACTCAGGTCGACATTTTTCATGAGGAGACCCTTAATCAATACCGGACAAATTATCTATATTTTATGCAGTCGGTTGTCCCACGTTTACAGCAGGCCGAAGTTCCATATACCTATGACCATCAATTTCCGACATGTTTCTGGACGCAGGAGATGATTGATGGCCTGAATGAATATGGTATTAGCCCGATACATTTAGACCCGTGGACATCCTGTTGTGACCGCAGTTTGGGTCTCCTGGATACGAATTTCGACCTTTGGTATTGTAATCAGACCCGCATAAAAATAGGCAATGTCCTGCATAAAGATGGTCAGCCAAAGGATATTCAAGAGGTTATGAAATTAATCCAAATCGCACCAAAAATAAAAGAAGGAAGAGTCTCAAATTATCAATGGAAATGCCGCCAATGCCCGTCACTTCCGACTTGCAAAACGGCCTGTTGGTATAAACATGCGATACCACTTAATCATACTAAATAATTTCCCGCTAATTTATGGCATTTATGTTGTGACAGTTATAACAATTGCTGTTATAATATATCGAATAATAGATAAAATTAAAAACAAGCCACCCACGGATGCCGATATTTTGGTGGGCCGGCACGATTATCATAGGAGATTTAAGAAATGAATACAACGGAGGTTATCAATGGCTGAACTCAAGGTTGAGATTTTTAAAATTGATGAGGTAAAAGAGCACCCAAATGCTGACCGAATGGAACTCGCATATATCGGTGCATGGCAGTCCTGTGTGCCTATCGGTAAGTTTAAAGCAGGCGATCGGGCCGTGTATATTCCGGTTGACTCTATTTTGCCTCATGACGTTGAAAATATTTTATTTCCGCCCGGATCTAAAATCACGCTCAAAAAGAGCAGAGTCCGGAGCATCAAACTTCGTGGGGCAATGTCGCAGGGGATGCTCGAAATGCCAGAAACTTTGGGATTGCCGCCCAATATCAAAGTCGGAACGGACGTTGCTGAAAAGCTTGATATAAAGAAATACATGCCGCCTGCAAAATCCGTGCCGGGTATCATGAAAGCCAAAAAGAAACGGCATAAAAATCCTGATTTTAAAGTGTACACTGATATTGGCCATTTCAAATATTACCATCGGTGCCTTGATGGGATGGAAGTATTTGCAACCGAGAAAGTCCACGGCACAAATTTTCGGTGCGGGTATGTAAAATATAACGCCTATAATTGGTGGAGACGCCTTCTGGCACCTTTGTTTCGGCCATTTGGCATGATGAAATATGACTTTGCTTATGGGTCACATCGGGTTGAATTGACCCGCAGGAGCAAACGGACAACCGGCTTTTATAAGGAAAATATTTATTACATGATGGCCGAGCAGTATAAATTGAAGGAAATCCTCTGCCCCGGAGAGGTTGTTTACGCCGAGATTTATGGCCACGGGATTCAAAAAGGATATGCATATGGCTGCAAAGAGGGTGAATGGAAAATGGTCATTGTCGATGTAATGATTAACGGCAAATATCTCGATGGCATCGCCGCCAAAGTATTCTGTCGAATCCGTGACCTGCCATTTGCACCGGTTGTTTATATCGGAGAGTTTACCAAATATGACGAAATGAACGCCATCGCAAACCCACCCGGTGATAAATCGGTGCTATATCCGGACCTTGAAAAACCGATTGAAGGTATCGTTATCAAGCCCGGCAAAGAGCAAAAAGGGTATATGGGTCGGATGGTTTTTAAATGGATAAACGATAAATATTGGTTGGACAAAAGTAACTCTGACTTTCATTAAAAAGTTGACTTATTTTAAAAATGAATATATGATTTAGGTTAACCATTAAAAAGGAGAATTAAAAATGGATGCAAAGAAATTTGAAGTGCCGGAAGGTTATGAATCATTATTGCTCGAAATGACAAAACGTGAACTGGCTTATCTCAAGGATAAAAAGTCAGGAGCCGGGGTTCATTTTAAAGAGGATAATATGATTCATCAGCTCAAAACTTTTATCGCCGCAAATTCGGACGGGGAAGAGGAAGTCGCCACGGTCTCCGCACCGGTCTGGAGCAAGGAAACCTATAATTAAGCCTATGGAACTTCCGAATTCAAAAGTGGAGTGTTGCCTGTTTGTTGCCCGATGCCCAAACAGGCATCACCCCAATAATAGGCAACAGTTTATTGGAAATTTTAACATAATATTGTGTCAAATTTGAAGAAGGGAGGTATAATGGTTTAAATCTGATTGAAAATTTTAATTTGAAACGTTAACCATTAAAAAGGAGAATCAAAATGAAGTATTTCAAAATGTTATTCGTCATGCTTGTATTGACAATTTTTATCGCCGCTCCGATGTCCGCACTGGCCAAGGGATGTCCTCCGGGACAGGAAAAGAAAGACTGGAAGTGTGTGGATATTGAAAAGCCCGATGGGAGCAATACCAACACCAATACCAATACCAACTCCAATTCCAACAAAAATTCCAATTTCAACACGGCCATTGGTGGAGCAGGTGGGGACGCCACGGTAAAAAATTCCGGCAACTCGACCAATTTGAATGTCAACACCTCCAAAGGTGGGAATGCCAAACAGGGTCAGGTGCAGGGACAAAAATCAGTCAATGTAAATAACATCAATATTGAAGGGGATACCACCAACGTTGAGGCCGACAAACGGGAGCACATTCAGGGACCCGGATTGCTAAATTCTGGAGCAAAGACAGTCGATGCCAAAGCCTCCAATATCCGAGCCAAAGGGGACTTGTTCAGCCGCATATCGAGTATAACTTATGCTATGGCCAAAAAAGCCTCTAAAAACGCATCTGATATGGATGTCGAACCGGCCTTGTTATGGGAAAACGACTTCCGCACGGACGTGATTACAATCGGTGCCGAAGGAGATTTTGCCGGTTTTATCTATATTTTTTCCGATGGAAATGATTCCTATCTGGCCGCAATGGATGCCGAAGCCGCCGAAGAAGCAATGGAAGCCGGTTTCACACATATCCAACGACTGGGTGCTGTAGAAACTTCCAAGCACCTCAACGGCACCGCATGGAATATCGGAATATCCGGTGGAGCATCCATCATGAGCAATGGAGAAGATTTTGCAATCGCACCGCAAGGTGGGTTAGGATATGGCAAAGCCAAGTCTTCAAACCAGTATCGGCCTGATGCCGTATATGAAGTGTATTTTGACAAAAGCAAGATTACTGCCGAAGTCGAAACTTCAAAATCAGACCGCTATATGTACACCGCAAGGTAGACCCTGCCATACCGCACTCCTGCCAAGTGCATATGGCCACACGTGCCGCCCTGCCGCCTCCTATTAAACAAAGAGCAGTGCGGCACGTTTTTTTCAAAGGAGAGATAAACATGAATTTCAAAGTAAAAAATAAAACGCCTAAAACCCAAATAATATCAAAAACCGCCGATGTTCTTAAGGAAATTCTTGGCGGAGTTGTATTAGAACACGTCATAACAGATATCGCCGAGCAGGTCTATAAGGCCATCAAAAAAGATATCAAACCCTCTCCCGACCTTATCAACTATCACGAAGTTGTAAAATTAATCAAAGACATGAAATTTCCAGATGACCAAACCAAGGGTCCGGAGCAGGCCGACCATAATTATTTATTGGACAAAGTCCACAAACGTTTAAAAGAGAAAAAGGCTTTGTCAAAAAAAGAGGAGTGATGGTATAATGGAATCAAAAGAAATTAATATTCATAAATTTTCAAAAATGGATATCTATGAAATAATTAAAAATCATCTCATAGATATACATGGATCTAATTTTCAAAGCGGGACAGTTGAAGTCGAATGGGGTGCATTTTTGCCAGAATATTTCGGACATAATAAGGCGGTGAATCCATCGATTATTGATGACACCATTTTAACATTTACAATCACGGAGGAGAAATAATAATGGGCTTAGTTCAAAAACAATATGACGATTTTATATGGGAATTGAAATATCGTCCGCCGACACTTGACCAAATTATACTGCCTGACTCACTTCTCAAGTTGTTTAGTAAAGTCAAGTCGATTGGTAAATTGCCAAATATGCTCTTTACCGGACCGGCAGGAACTGGCAAAACGACCACTGCGTTTGTTTTGGCTGATGAAATGGATTTGTCGGCGATGTATATGAACATGAGCCTTGATACAAAAATCGATGATATCCGGTCAAAGCTAATGAGTTTCGCCACATCAATCTCCATCCACGGTAAACAAAAGGTATTCATCGGGGATGAGTTTGACCGGTTGAGCCCACAGGCAATGGATTCCCTAAAAGGTGCCATCGAGAAAACGTCTAAAAATTGCAAATTTATTTTTACCTCAAACCATAAAGGTAAAATAATTGAGCCGATTATCTCCCGTTTGCAGGAGATCGACTTCATATTTAAAAAGGATGATGCCGCCATCATGAAGAAAAAGATGTGGAAGGTGGCTTGTCAAATCTGCCAAAAGGAAGAGGTTGAATTTGATAAAAGGGCAGTGGCCGAAATCGTTAAACAATTATTTCCCGATATGCGTAAAATCTTAAATCACCTGCAAATGTTATCCCTGCGGGGAGAGATTACGGTTGCCGCAGTCGAAGCCGCCATCGCCACGGACGTTGAAACCTTTTTCAAAATGTTACGAGACCAAGACTGGACTGGCATCCGGCAATATATTGTCGACCTGCCGATTGCACATAATGACTTTTATTCGGTCATATTTTCACATATTGAAAGATATGTGCTTGCAAGCTCCGTGCCGGATATGATTATTGCAGTCGCAAAATACCAATATGAAGCCGCCTATGCGGTAGATAAACAAATCCCTCTGGCCGCACTTGCAATTGAAATGATGGGTCAATGTGAATTCAAAAAGGATTTTTAATGGATGCAACTCGGGTCTCACAAAGAATTGATAAATATTGGAAAGAGAAGGTCGAAAAGGTTGTCGCAATTTCTAAAAAATATAAATTCGAAGAGCAGAACGTTGAATTTTGGGTGCGCCAACCGGCAGGAGTCATTTCATTAATCGTTGAAATTGAATCAAATTGCGAAGGATATATTAAAATGTTTGATGCTTTACAAATAGGTGAGGAAAAATGGTTAAATTAGTAATTAAAATCAAAGGGGTCAAGGAGCCGGTTATCGAAAATGTCGTCAATTCAAGACGGAATGAAATGGAACTGGCACGGAACGTTGCTACAATAATATGCAGTCAAGGGATTTATGTAAAAGACGAAGGTGACCAATATAAAAATGGGACATATTACCCGCCGCACCGAATTGAGGTGATTAAAATCCATGAGCAATAAACAATTTCAAATAACCGCCTTGGGTCCGGACGGCGAAGTGGTCTTGGATGAGACCACTAAATCAAGTGCTCCAATATCGGAAATCCTTATGTATGTCGGCCAGTGCGCCAAGAATTTATGGTTTGGTCGAATTACTGATATCGCAATAAGTGAGGTCAGGGATGGAAATTAAAACCCCGCATAAAATGGAGATTACATTCTCGCCTCAACTGGTTAAAAAACTGGTCGAAGAGCAAAGATTTGAAAAAGTAATCAAACCCACTGGGGTAAGGTATCACTTTTTAAATCGCCTGCTCGAAGCCATTGATAAAGGCTACAAATCAATTACGTTAAATTACAAAGGAGATTAAAAATGCAAAACATGGAACCAAAAACGCCCAGTCCGGAGATAACCTGTTTTTATCTAATGAACGGCCAGATTATTTTTGCCGAATTGGTATGTCCGCTCGAACAAGGTCATGGATATATGATTCAACACGCCACGATGGTTATGATAGGTCAGGCCAAACAACTGGCAATGTCCACGGCATATCCTTTTACCAATATCGATGATACCATCGAACTCAACGCCGACCACGTTACCGGCTGTTCCAGTTTAGATTGGAATACCCAACTGGTCACCGAATATGGTAATTTCTGGACACAGCTCCGAGCAAAGGCCGCAGGAATTATTATACCTGGCGATGCAAAAAAACCCGGTCCACCATTAAAAGTCGTTTAAGGAGGTTAAATATGTCTGAGATTAAACCGACAACAATCCCATCGTCATTTGAACATGTCAATGCCGCCAATTGTGACTGTCCCGCCTGTGATGCAAATAAAAAATATGAGGCTGAGTATGATTTATATTTGCAACGCAAACAATATATCACTTTTGAAATGAAGCCGCCTGCACAAGGCAGACCAACTGCAACTGGTCAAATGGGAACAATTGAAAATTGGTTAAACGAAAATCAATCCCGTGGTTATGAGATGGTCGCCGCCCATAATGGATTGGTTTTTATGAGAGCAATGCCGCCAAATCCGCCAACTGCACGCGATGTTATCGCCGAAGCATTGAGACGTCAAAAAGAGGCCGGTGAGGGGCCGGACGATGGCATCGGAAAACCTATTGGTGGGATGCAATAATGTGGGATAAAAAGTTTAAATGTAATATAACGATTGGCCAGGGAACGAAAGGCAGGCCTGAATTTATTGAGGACAAAACGGTTCAATGCAAAAATTGTGCCAGATATTCAGAATCCGAGCACTGCGAAGTGATACACGACTTAAAAATGACCTCTGAATCATGGTGCGCCACGGCATGTCCAAAGCAATTTTTTAAGCCACGGCCATGACAATATCTGCAGGTTGAGGTAGAATGACGTTATGGATGATAAAATAGGTTTATTTGAATACACGACTAATTTTTGCACGGATAAAAAGGATTTGAGAAAACATCCCGACTTTTTAAAATCCTATAATCCGTTTATGGTCAATAAGGTTCTCTCAATGAGCCCTAAAACGTGCTATCTTGCACTTTTTATGTCCCAAAATTGGCAAATACCACGGGAGCAACACTTCGCCTTTTTGAATGAAATGGTGGATAAAGACCGGATATATTTTAATTATGCAAAAATATCAGATGATGTGACGGCAGAGACTCTCCGATATATCCGAGAATATTATGTATGCAGTATGAGCCGAGCATTGGAATATGTTAGAATTATGTCCGGTAAACAGGTCAAAACAATATTTGATATAATGAAACAGCGGGATGCCAAACCCAAAAAAACGAAGGGTAAAAATAGTAAATAAATGTGAATACAAAATAATTTGAAAGGAATATCTAAAATGACTGATTTGAAAGGTTACGGGGTTGAGGTAAAGTTACTCTCTGATTTTTTAGTCATCAAAGAGACTTTGGAACGAATCGGAATCGCGAACAGGAAGACCAAGATTATTACGCCTTCAGTGTATATCCTGCACAAACAAGGCAATTATTATATAATCCACTTCAAAGAATTGCTTGCATTGGACGGTTTCAAACGCAATATTAATGAGACCGATATATCCCGCCGCAATGCCATCATCAGCCTGCTCGCAAATTGGGACATGGTATCAATCGAAGAGGACGGTGTATACCAAGAGGAACTCGAAGAGCAGATTTTTGTTTTGCCTTATGCCGAGAAAATAAATTATAAAATCAATCACAAATACCGCATAAGTCGAAGACGAAATGGATGATTTATATTTGGAGCATAGAGATATCTCCAATATTGATGAGGGGATAGAAATCGGTGAAGCAAAACCATCCATGACATACCATATTTTGATTCGCAAGAAAAAATGTGCCCTGGTTTTGCACTTCTTTTGGCAAAAATGTGAATTTTGTGACCGAGAAGATAGGGAAGGATGTGTTTATATTGACTGATAATTGGGTACATAAATCTGAATCAATGCTATGCAAGACCTGCATGTTTTTCAAGCAGAGGGGGATTTTAGGCCGGTGTCGCGAGAGGTCACCAACTTTGAAGGGATGGCCTGTAATGTTTCCTAATGATTGGTGCGGAGCGCACAAGCTTGACGAGCAAAAACTCGCCGCCCTGCAATCAACCGGCACTTCGCAAGATTGCGGGGATTGCGGACAACGAGTGACATAAGTACAATTTCTTGTATACTTTAGATATAAAATTTGTATGAGGAGATACAAAATGAAAGGACCACATTTCCCATTCTTCCATTAGGTTAAATTCTAAGGAAGGAGATAAAAATGGTCAGAGGAGATTTAGCTTTTTGCTTTGTATGGAGTGGTGGGAGTTCATATTATTATGATAATTTCCTGCCGTATCAATTCAGAATAGATCCAGTTCCGGGCATTCATAACATTTCCGGTTCTTATCGTTATTTTAAACATCCACGGCATATGAATGAGGAACGAGCTTGGTATTCAAGTGAGGGATTTGGTCGGGGCAAAAGAAGTCCACGAAATCTCCCCGATGACTGGGATGATTTTCAAAGAGGGGATGTCGGTTCCGGCAAATCCTGGAAAAATCGCAAAATCAAACACCAATGGATGAAAACCACTTAAGTGGTAATATATGTCGAATTATTTTAAAAATTACCCAATAGTGGGAACTAAGTGGTAATATATGTCGAATTATCGATCATCAATTTTAAATTTTTTTTTATATGCCACAATTTATATCGTTGGTATTGCTGGATGTATGGCACTGGCTGCCCTAATGCTAATTACATGCGGTGGGGATAACCTTTAAGGGAACTATAGTTCCTAAAAGGGAACTTCCGTTCCTCTAAAACTATAGTTGCATTTTATAAACTATAGTTTTTTAATGGCAGTCCATTAGCCGTTAAAGGGGTTTATGACCATTATAATAGTCATTAAGGCTTTGTGGGGATTGCTTAGTCCGGCCTAAAGCGCAGGGTTGTGGCCCCTGTATCGCGAGTTCAAATCTCGCTCCTCACCCCAATTTTTCCGGGATAGCTTAGTGGTAAAGCATCGGCCTGTTAAGCCGAATATCGCAGGTTCGAGCCCTGCTCCCGGAGCCATCCGGTGCCATCCGGTGCCATTTTGCAGAGGTGCCCGAGTCTGGATGAAGGGACCGGACTGTAAATCCGGCGTGTAAAAACCACGGAGGTTCAAATCCTCCCCTCTGCACCATCTTGGAGTGCTTGGAGCGCGAAAAGCTAAAAAATGTTCAGCAGAATAAGCTAATATGGCACGATAAAAGGTTTTTCTGTCGTATAAACCCGAATCGTGACATAATGGCAGGATAAATGGCACGATAGAGGCGTATATTGTCACTTTACCGCAAATTGTGTCAAAATCGACCAAGTCCGGACTATGAAACTCGCTAACTATTTGAAATCTTTAGATGTGACAATTGGCACGATCCTTGCTATACTATATAGCATGGAAAACATGGGATTGAAAATAAACTGGACTTGGGGATTGCAATTAAAGGTTGGTGCCGTAATAGTTGGTGGAGGCATTTTCCTTAAAATTTGGTTTAATTTTGTATGTTGGGCAATGATGCTTCCCTGCCCATAAGGAGAGAAAAATGGAAGATTATGAAAATTATTATCAATATGTTCAATGTAATGAATGTAATACAACGGTATGTCAAACTTGTGGATGTTGCCAAAATACCGAATGTGAAAGTTGTTGTTGCCCCGATGTGAATGAAGATTAAAGTTGACAATCCCGCCCACCTGTTATAGTATGGAAGAAACGGGAGAAATAAATATGATTACCGAAACTTATAAGATATATAAATCCGAAATAAAACGAGTCAAAAAAGGTATCGCCACCATCAACCGCAAAGCCAAGAAAATCGGTTGTGACCCGATTAGATTGTACTTTGGGGAAGAGTATAAAGTACAACGGACGACCGATTATGGCCGCAAATATTTCGTTTTTATGATTGATGCCACGGTAAAATACGAACTCCCCATAATAAACGGATGGGAGTTGATTTGCACCTTCGATATTTATACCGGCAAAGAAAAATCGGTTGTAATGACCTCAACGGTGCCGGATAAAACGGTGCCGCCCGAATACCTCAATAAAACCGAAATACATTGTGACCATTGTGGCCATGACCGGCAACGGACGCACTCGATGCTGATGCACCATACCGAAACCGGCAATTATAAAGAAGTCGGGTCGACCTGCATCAAAGACTTTTTTGGCCACGACCCTGCACGGCTTTTGATTTACGCCGGATTTGATTTTAAAGGTTTGGTTGGGGAACTCGAAGAAGAGGAAGACTTTGCAGTCGGGGGACGGGGCATATCCGCCACAGACCTTTTAGAAACACTGATTTATACCTCTGCCACCATCCGAAAATACGGTTGGACATCCAAGAAAAAGGCATTTGAAGAAAACTTAAACCCAACTGCCGATGAGCTTTTGACCCAAATGTATCCGCATCCCAATATGAAGGATGAGCTTAAAGTAGAATTGCAGGAACGGGATACTGATATTGCAAAAGGGTGCATTGCCTATTTCGCCGAATTAAAGCCGCCCACAGGCAACGATTACCTTTGGAACTGCATCAAGGTCGCCGAACTTGGATATGTACCGCTAAAACATATCGGCCTTGTCGCCTCAATGATTCCGGTATACCAACGCCATATGGCCGACCTCAAAGCCGCCGAAGGGGATACCTCAACGCATGTCGGCAATATCAAAGACCGCCTAAAAGAAATACCCGCCACGGTTACCTTTAAAAAATACTTTTCCAGTGATTTTGGAACGTCCGCTCTGTATATATTTCAGGGGAACGATGACAACACATATAAATGCTTTTACACCGGCACAACTTGGGATTTTGAGGTGGATGACAAAGTATTGCTGACCGGCACCGTAAAAAAGCATGATATTTATAAAGGCAAAAAGTCCACGATGTTGAGCCGATGCATTGTAACAAGGGACGTGTAAAATGGAAAATTTTTGTAAATTAGATAACCCATCAAAATGTGGGGCAGGAGAATCTTGGGATAATCAGCAACGTATATGCCTTTTTTCAACACAAGCCGCCCATGAAAAACGATGCATGTATTTTGTTATGGATGAATTTTGTGATAGCCTTAAAGCACAAATGGATGCCAACAATCCGGCGCAACTGGTGGATTGTGGATTATGAGGTATATCATACTGGTAATTATATTTTTTATTGCCACGTGTACGCCACAGGAGCCGCCACGAGTAAAAAGGTTCGAGCCTTGGGATGTAAAAATGGGGATGTGCTCCGGTTATCTTGGCCATGAGCAATATTTAGGTCACCGCCATATCCAACTGGTTAAATATGGATTAAGAAGTCAAACTTATATTTTTAAAGGATTAAGATAATGGGACGAAATTTATACACAATGGAAGACCGCATAATTGCCTTTACGTTATACAAAGGCAAATCTATCAAAGAAGGCATTGGACTATTTTCAATGTCCAGAATTGCCGACCTGACTGGCCACAGCATCGCAAGTTACCAAATGAAGGTTGACCAATTTATAGGGGTTGCTGGATGCCGGACAAAAATTCAATGTGATGCAACATTTGGTCCAGGTTTATCGGAATGGGCAGAAATGGACGAATTAGTATGGAATACATTTAAGAATACTGATATCGCCACGCTAATCGAAGTCGCTAAAAAAATATTAAAAGATTTATGGTCGCTAAAAAAGTGACAATTTTTCAGTAATATGGTAACATTCAACAAACGTTGAAAAAGGAGATTGAATTGATTACACGAATAATGCTTATATTAGGATTTTTATTGGCCTTGATATTTATTTATGATGAGGCCAGAGCCGATGGTGCCAATGGCAAACCGGAGTGCAATCAAATTCGATATCGAATCGTATCGGATATCAATAGCACATATTTTACCAATACCAACAAATTATTACATATTAGAAGAGCCGCCGTGTTTCAGGATTTATATTTTAAAATGGGATGTCCGGCAGATAGACTGGCCGATGATATAACCAACAACAACAGGAGAATTAAAAATGATTAAGATTACAGAAGAAATGAAAGCAACGATTATCGACAAAATCCAAAATCACGACCAAGGGCTTTTTGGCCTAATTGAACGTGATAAGTTTTTCGAAACAACCACCCCATATCCAGACCGAAAAGATTACAACATCAAACGCAAATGCTCGCACTGCAAATCCCTGCACGAAGATAAGACCGCTAAATTGCAGTTTGAAACCGATATGAGGAAATATCGAGATGACCAACAACGCCTGAACCAACTTTTCAAATTTGCCGCCTTATGGGATTGTGGTATACATGAGCATCCCAAAGCCGACAAAGCCTTTGAGATGGCATACAGCAGGGGACATTCATCCGGTATTTGGGAAGTTTATAACCATTTGGTAGAACTGGCCGAGCTTTTGGTGAATTAAAATGGAAGAAACAGAATATATGCCATCAATGGAATCGATCAAAATCGCCAAGCTGACTGAGAAGGCAAAAATAAATATCATGAAAAATAAAGGCAAAATGCATAAAGGCAAAATGCAACATCGATTAAAACAAAACCCACTGGAGCAGAAGTTTGCCTTAGAGTGGGAGAAAATTAATTCCGGTATCCAACGCCACGGGATTCTGGATTATCTTCTGGCTGAAGATAACAATCGGCCATTGAATGAGGTATCTGACCGAGACCGAGAGGTTGCCGCCACTGTTATTCAATGGTTGGGGTCGCCGGTTGGTAAAAACTTTTTATATCGAATAATTGGGGAGACTAAAAATGGCAAAATATGAGACCGGCACCGGACAATTTATATCAGTCCACGATGCTGAAAATTGCAAGGGAACGTGTCCGATACATAACCCGTCCGACCATCCCATGAAGGACTTTCCGACCCACTGGCGGGATGACCGCCAAATTATGGAGAGAATTTGTCCACATGGAGTCGGCCATCCAGACCCCGATGATTTCAGAATTCGCAACGGGGAAGATAGGGGAGTCCACGGTTGCGATGGCTGTTGCACCGGAGACCATCCTATCAAAACTGAGCCAGATCCATTATTAAAGCTGCTTAAGCCATTACCAAAAGGTCAAACCATCGAGCCGGATACCGAGACCGTTAATTTTCAGGTGGGTCGGCAGAAAGACCACCTCATTTATTATGGGGACGGAAGTTGCTATGATACCAAACGGGGTCAATGGATAACTTTAGTCGAAGCAATACCCCACGATATAAATCCCGATGATGTTTTGGTATTGAAACTGCCGGCCCATATAAAATTTCCAAGAAAGGATATGGAAAAATTCATCAAGATACAGACCGACAATTTAAAAAGGCTTTTTCCCAACCAAAAAATCATCGTTTTGACGGATGGGATTGAGATTGAAATCCATGACCAAAAAGGAAAAATTACTAATTAAAAAAGCTATTCGCCTTATTCATAAATCAAATGAATATTATGAGGGGATGGATATATTGGCAAAATTGGTGGGATATGAGCAAGTCAAACCAGAACTTGACAGCATAAAACAAATATCCATCGCAGAATTTATTGCTAAAAGTGAGGACGGGAGATAAATATCATGCAAAAATTTTTTGATAGCAAAGAACTCTTGATTAAGGATTGGCTGAACAATATCGCCATCCATTGTGTCCATGACCAATATCCAAATTTAAAATCCGATGTTGAGAATGAGCTTGCAAAATTTGAAAAAAAGGACGGGTTAAAAGATATGGAGACTATTGGTAATTGTTAAAAATAAAAGTTGACAAAGAGTAAAATTCAGGGTATGATTAAATATAACCTCAAATAGGAGAAATGAATATGGAATCAGTATTTGAAATCGTGACGAAGCTCGAAAACGAGCCGTCAAAAAACGCAAAACTCGCCTTACTCAAGGAGCATAAAAACGATGACCTTCGGGAATTCTTTTATCTCGCCCTTGAGCCGACCGTCATTTTCTGGATTAAGAAAATACCGGCCTTTGAACCGAATACCGGAATGCCAATTTCTTTAATGGATGCCACCTATAAAATGGTGAACAACATCGCCAACCGCAAGCTAACCGGCCACGCCGCATCCGATTTTATCGCCGACCTGCTTGATAGTTTGACCGCCGAAGAAGCCGAGATGCTTATCCGCATCATTTTGAAAGACCCAAGGGTCGGGATGTCGGAAAAGACCATTAATAAGGTATGGCCGAAACTTATTACCGAGAAACTTTATATGAGGTGTGCCTCATTTAACCAAAAGAATCTGGAACGGGTCACGTATCCGGCCATCGCCGAAGAAAAAGCAGACGGCCTTTTTATCAATGCCATCCGCAAAGACGGTGTCCCGCAATTTTTGTCCCGCAATATGAAGCCGATGGAATTTCACGGCAACCTTGAGACCGAGATTGTCGACATGGAAGCCAAAGGGGACTTCGTTATCCACGGGGAAGGCCTTGTATTAAATGAGGATGGCACCGATTACCTTGACCGCAAAACGGGCAACGGTATCATTTCAAAAGCCATCAAAGGCACGATATCACCGGAAGAAGCCGCCAGAGTACACTTAAAGGTATGGGATGTAATGCCGCTTGACGCATGGAGAGATAAAAAATGTGATTTCCCATACGACCTCCGCCGAGCCAAAATTCACGGGATGGTAGATAAACTGGAATCCCCGAAAATCTTTTACATCGACTCCAAAGAAGTTGAAAATATTTATGAGGCCGAACGATTTTTCAGAGCCATGCTCGATATGGGTCGAGAAGGTGCCATCATCAAAAACTTTAACGGCATCTGGAAATCATCCACAACGGGGAGTAAAGATTGTGTAAAAATGAAAAAGAAAGACCCTGCCGACCTGCTTTGCACCGGCACATATCCCCATAAACAAGCCTATGTGATGAGAGGGGACGAGAAAATTGACACCACGAAATGGATTGGGGGATTGAACCTGCAATCAGCAGAGGGCACAATTGTTGTAAACTCCGGTTCCGGCCTTGGGGATTTAGACCGCCAAAAGCCGCCCGAATATTACATCGGCAAAATCATCGAAGTCGAGTACAACGAAATTATAACGGCAAAGAATAAAGATACCAAAAGCCTGTTCCTGCCGATTATAAAAGAGGTCAGAGACCCTGCCGACAAAGATGAAGCCGATAGTTATGAGCTGATTTTGGAACGGGCAAAAGCCAACAAAAAAGGAAAAAAGTAAAATGGCTGAGGAATTACCAGAGATTATATTTATCAGGGATTTGCCGAAAAAGGCTATTAGACAACGGGCTTTATTGCACAAATATCTTGCATACTCCTTTGTGTATATGGCCAAATCTAACAAATTATCCGGTCACATCGGCCTGTATCGGCAATATATGAGATATGCCGCCGACCATTTGGCACATGCCAAACGATTAATATCGATTATGGTCGGCCTATAAAGATGAGGGGATGGTCGAGGTCCTACAGCTAAAGCCGCTGAAATCGAATGGCCGTGGGGCATGGGTAAGAACGGCAACCTCCGACCACCTTTTTTGAGAGGATTTTTTATGGGTAGAGGCAGAGCAGAAATGTGGCAATGCAACGACTGCGGGGCAATGTGGTCGGAGTCAAAAGCTGTCCGATGCTTTAACCAAAAATGCATGGGCAAAAATATTTTTATTTATTGGAAACCTGGACAGGTCAAATTTCAGG